CCCAAGTAATCGTCTTTGTCCTTGCTCATTTGTTGTTCTCCAAGTAGTAGTTCAGGTCTTCAGGTGTTCCGATTCCCCACATCTTGGGAACTTCCTTAATCCTAATCTTTTTTCCGTCCTGAATCGCTTCATTGAATACAGGGCAAACATAGAACTCATTATTTGTTCTAATGTCTTTCTTAATCATCTGGTTTGCGTATTTGACATAGTCAGAACCATGCTTCCAGTAATAGATTCCAACGGTGGCATTATCTGAGATTGGATTCTTTTCTGCCACTTCTGACACAAAGCCATCATCTCCCAGTTTTGCGTATGACCATTTTGGATGGGTTGCCTTGAATGTCAGGATTCCGCCGTCAATCTCATCAGCACCAAACGCATAAAGGCATTCATTACTATCCCATTCAACAACTTGGTCGGAGTTAGCCATTAGCAATGGCGCGTCATTATCGATGAGGTGCGAAGCCAGCAGGGTTGTGCAGGCAGCCCCTTCCGTCATTCCATCAACTAGAACGATGTCGCATCCTGGTTTTATGAGGTTGAGGACCTGCTTTAGGTTGTATTTCTCGTAGTGGTCTTTTTGAACCAAGAAGATGAAGTGCGCGTCAACATTGAGGTTGTCAACAACTACCTGAATCATTGGCTTGCCATTTACCTCAATCAGTGGCTTTGGGAATGTGTACCCAGCCTGAGCAAAGCGTGAGCCAGCGCCTGCCATTGGTATCAAAACATTCATCTTTTCGTTCCTCCAAGCGACTGGCTTTTTGCCACGGGTTTCAATTTCATCAACGAACTTCATCAAACCATTTTTATTAAGGTCGTCGGCATTCTTGATTGCAAAAAGATTAGCGCCAGAACTAAGAGCGCCTTCCCTTCCAATATGTGAATCCTCAACAATAATAGTATTTGCTGGACTTGAATCCAGCGAGACTATGCACTGCCAGTACATTTCTGGGTGCGGCTTGTGGTGCTTTACATCCTCGTTGCTCATGATGTAACTGACATATTTGAGCACACCAATTGCATCAAGCGCCGTGATTACAGTATCCCTAATCGCGTTACTTGCTACAGCAATCTTCCATCCGCGCTCCTTAAGGGTCTGCATGATGTCAATAGCGACATAGTTTTTTGGAAACTCTGCCAATATTTTGAGCGTCGCAGTTTGCTTGTCTTCCCATATTTTTTGGTGCGTTGATTCTGGCAGTCCCTTATCAAGCGTCAGCATCTTCAACTTCGTGGTGGTGCCAAGTCCGTCATATCGGGATAAATGCTCATCACGGGTAATTACATACTTTGTGTCAATCCTGCTCAGGGCGATATTCAGAGAGTCGTAATGAACATCTCTGGATTCAATTAGAACCCCATCAAGGTCAAAGATTACGAGGAAGTTACTTTTCATTTGGATTAGGCCCTGCGTGTCTATGCCACTTGTTGTGGCGAACAATGCTCTTGCCGTTGCACTTCATCACATATTTATTCCGTACGCGCATTGACCACTCAACATCTTCCTCTTCGTTCCAGCCTCGTGACTCGTCAAGTGGCTCCTCTAGCATGACATGCTTTTTAAGCATAAAGAATCCACCAGAGATATACATGTACTGTGTTTGGGTCCAGTCGTTATAGTCAAGAGACCAAGCCCTACCGTGTCCTGGCTTGTCCCATAGAGACCAGTCCATTGGGTTGCGTGCGCCAGTGATTAAATACTGCGGACATGAACATATTTCCCAATCTGTCCCAAACTTCTTAAATTCTTCGTACCACTTAGCATCAAAAATGTGGTAGTCATGCATCAGAACAATGTTCTCGTATTTTGCTTTCTGAACAAGAATGTTCTTCTTGCGGGTAATCCATCTTGGTTTTACCGACTCGTCAAAGTCAATCTTGACAATGTCTTCACCTTCTATTCCAGATGAATCGCCACCACCAACGAAAAGTATTTCGTATTCAGGGATGTTAAGACTACGGATGTTCTCAACTATTTGATTAAGGCGATTCTTGTCCTCATAAATAGTGATTATCCCAAAGGTCCAAGAGATATCATGCATTCTCCGCACCTTCTAGTATTGAGCGATAAACATAATTCCATTCAGGTCCGCGCTTTTCCATGGTAAAGAGATTCTTTACATTCTCAAGGTTTACTTCAACCTCGTCGCGGCGCATGATTGGGTCCATAAGTTCGCTCAAATGGTATTCCCATTCACTCTTGTTCCTTGCTACTCTTCCAACTCCGTGGTTAGCCATGAATTCATACTCTGGAGACCAAGAGGAAATAAAAGGAACACCAGCAGCGACATACTCAAGTCCTTTGATAAATGACTTTGCATGATTGAACTGCACATCATTCAGCGGAACAATTCCAATATCAATAGGAGCAAATAGTTTTGGATAATCAAGAATCGGCACCAAAGGCATAGTTGTCGTGCTGTCCCTGCTAATACCAAGTTGGTCTGCTGCGTGCGCTGCATTGGCCTGCAAATGCCCAGAATGGTGAAACTTGAGACCATTGCTATTGATAAACGAACCAACCGAATCTGCTACTGATTCGAGGTCGCTTGAGCGCCAAGGGGTAGCCCCAACCCAACCGATTGTTGGTTTGTCAACAAAGTTGACTGGCTTTCTCTTCCACCTATCAAGGTCTATGCCATTTCGCACCATGAAGACATTGTCATTCATTTTTGAGTAGTAGTCACCCAGGAATGGAGTTGAGACGACGATGGCATCAGCAAGTGAGATAATCTTGTTATAGATATCCCTGTTATTTTCTGGGCTTTTTTCTGGGTCAGTAACATCGTATGCGCGGTTAGTTTTTTCTAGACCGTCATGCCAGTCGTCAATATCCACGACAATAATCTGGCCCAGTGCTTTTGCCTTTTGCATCTCGTCAAGAACTCGCTGGTGCATGATAAGTTTAAAAACAATTATGTCCCAGCCGTGAATTGCTTTTTCGTCCTCAACCATTAGGCCAAATCCATGCGCTTCATTAAACCCTGGGAAGCCCATACCAGTTCCCCACTGGTGCTTCTTAAGTTCCCTTGATGGAAGCAAGCAGCGATACCAACCGCAGCCATTAGGCTGAAGCGGCTTTGTTCCCCAAGACCAGTCAAATGTTAAGAATGCGATGTTTGGGTTTTTTTCCATTTTTCTTTCCGTATTATTTTCCTCGGCGTTATATTTTACCACTTATAAATGCCCTAACAGCACGGCACGCTCCACAACATCATCTGGCAAGTCGGAACAAACTACTTGAGACATGGATACGCCAGCACGAGGCGTAACTGATTCAACGCTATGGTCTGAGCCAGATGGTATGAAAAGAAGGTCTCCAGGGTTCATCATGTAGGTAAATCCTTCAACAACCCATTTGGATGTTCCTTGACACTGCCAAAACCAAACATCGGTAATGTCATGATGTTTTCCGTAGCCAATATTTCCAGTGACCAGAGAGAAGTAGATGTGGGCTTCTTTAATTTTTAGTGCATCCACGACTGGTGCGAGTTCTTGTATTCCAAGTTCTTCCACTGAGCGAGGCTTTACAACAAAAAAACCAGGTGGTCTGCACTCGTATGGGACCCCAGAGTCAACTGCGCGACTGTATGCGGCGAACAACTGCTGCCATGTCAGAACATCGGTGTTATACCCCTTGATGTGCTGAACTGTTTTCATAACTGCATATTAGCGTAAATGCAGGATAGAAACACTAAACCGATGTAGTTTTACCACCTATCATAGGGGCAAGTAGCGTCTTTTAATTTTACCTTAAGATTCATAAAGCACCCACACGCTCGGCACTGTTTCGTCAGGGGCATGAACTCGGTGCAGTCAGTGCAAATGGCGTATCTTATATCGGCCATTTCCTTATCATCATTATAGTTATTTGGGTTCAATAAGTGCCAAGGTTTTGCTGTCATTTTACCTATACTCGCTAGTGTGTGTTCTTAATGGATAAAATGTCATTAGTAATTCATCCTTAAACTCTATGCATAGCGGGTGAATATTATCTGCCATAATCTCAACCCAGTGTAGTGGATAATTTTCTTGTCGCTCATTTAATGGTAGGTTAAAGTCGGACTCGTACGGGTGCTTTGCTGGAAATTTCTTTAATAGATGTAGTTTTTCGTCCATTTTCTGCAGTAAAAGTCCATACCATTTTTCCGTAAGCGCGGTATGCGGTTTAAATATAAAAAAAGCAGGGTCAAAGCATAGATTAAACTCTTCAAAATATTTTGTAGCCATCGGGTCTGGTGTTCCAATACCAATACAGCCGCTTTGTTCTAATTCATCGAAGTAGGGATTCCAATCCATTGGCATAG